CTCGAGATTGCTGCAAGAGTTGTGCAATTTTTTGTTGAAAAGGCAGCTAGGTGCATGGGCTATCTATTTCGCTCAGACACAGTTCTGAACCCTAAGAGGAAAGAATCTTTCATGAAGGAACATGAGATATTTGCTCAAGCCCAGCTAGGAACGCACATGACCCTTTGCAAGTCAGCTGATGCATCCAAGTGGTGTCAGAGACACCATGTAAGCAAGTTTTACTTTGCCATGAATAGATTGACTGATGGTTTTTTTGACGGCTTGTTCTACAATGTGTTCTACTTATGGACAGTGAAGAGGTTGGCAATCCCAGAAGAGCTGGTGTCCATACTTGATTCCTCTAAGTTTGTGGAGTCTGACAATGACATTCTCCTCTGGTTGAGGCAGCAGTTTTTGGCTGGTGCGATGCCATTTGTTGCTGAGAGGAGCAACACACTGGAAATAAAATTTGGCATGTGGCAAGGCATATTTCAAATGGTAGGCACTGTCATCCATAGCATCTGCCAGGAGTTCTATGCAGCCTTGGTTAGACAGAAGACCAGAGAAAGGGGCATGAATGTGGTGGTCACCGTAGTCCAGGGCAGTGATGACTCTGCCTGCTGCATTAGCTATACTGGGAAAGGCCTGGTGACAGAGGCATATGTGCACATCCTGCTGAAGTGGAAAGAAGAGTTCCAAAAGTTCCTATCCATATGGCCTAGTGAGCCTAAGTCGTCAATTGGAACACAGCTCCTCGTGGAGTACAACTCTGAGTGGTGGTTCAGAGGCAAGATAATAAAACCGACCTTCAGGTGGGTTTCAGCATGCCTTGAGACTAGCATCGTAGAAACATTCCACGAAAGGATGCAAATTTTCTATAATGGGCTGACCACAGCAGTGGAAGTGGGTTTGAGCACTCTGGCTGCTTCAGTTATCCAGAAGTCACAAGCCTGGCTCCATTACCTGATGCTTGGCTTAGGGAACCACATTCTGAGGGAAATGGTTGCAGATCTGCTCCAAGAGGTCCCGCATCCAGCTCTGGGTTACTTTCCCATTGATGAGGAAGAGCACTGTGGGATCACAGGGTTCGAGTACAGTTTGTTTGTCTTGACTAAAGAGAGAGGCATCCCCATTGCTGATGTTAGCAGCGAAATGATCAATCCTTCCACTCTCTTAGACTATGATGAGAGAGTTGACAAGTCAGTCAGGAAAGACTTGAAAAGGGTTTTTGTTGGGTTTGGGAATCAGAGGCTATGGGAACAGGTTGTTGAGGAGATGGACATTGGTGTCTTAGATGATGCTTTGCTAGAGATAAACAAGACCCCTTCAATGCTCTACCAAGAGGGGCCGAATTGGAGAGAGCAACGAGTTCAAATGATTCTTAAGCTTTTCCAGAAGGGAGTGAGAACATCTCTGTCATCCTATCAGCCCACAATACGAAGTGCTGTGAGTTCTGCCTATCTGTTTAACAGGCCTTGCGTCTGGTCAAGTTTGAATGCCGACTCAGCCAGAGTGAAAATGTCACTCCTTCAGGCAATTTTAGCAGCAAGAGGGGTGCTGCGTGTGTCGAATCACAGCAATCAGTCTAAACTCACAGATGGAGGTTCTGCAGATGAAGTGCCTTTGTTTGTTCATGAGCAAGAGTATGAGGACTTTTACTCCTACATACAAGACCTTCGTGCGGGCTATTCCTTCCAGGAGGTCCCATATGGCAGACACAGCAAGGTGTGTGTACCTGTGTGGGGTGATCTCCATATGCATGATACGCCCCTCATTGACATATGTAAAAGGGCTCTTTTTGATCTTAAGAGTGTCAAGATGGCTTCCAGTTCTTTCAAAATGTTGTGGTCAGAGTGCAAGGCCAAATATCGATTCCTCAGGGACTCCTACGAAGAGACACGAGAAGTCTGTGGCATGGACCACATGCAACTACATGACTTCCTCCACTCTGCCTCATCTAAAATTAGGAAAGTTACCCTGCAAGACACAAATGCAAAGAACCCCAGTCTGATAGGGAGTATGTCCAGGATATTCTGGCCCCAAGTTAAGGTGAGAGCAAGGCCGCAAGCTATAGAAGAAAACATTTCCAATTTGAGGCATCTTCTAATGTGCACCTTCTCTTTCCATTTTAGCAAGAAACACAAAATGAGGGTCATGAAACAGCTGATGCACAAGTCCTCCTTAAGGGACAGGCCATTGCATTCTTGTCCCAACAGGGCAAAAAAACTCAAGATTATATGTGACTTTGTGATGACCCAGTCAAAAGAAAGAGCACTGGCTGACATCCCGAGGGTAAGGCAGGGGCTTATTGGGTTTTTTCTCCAAGCTCAAGAGAGACAGGTTGGACCCAACAGGACAACTCGCTTTTGGGGAAAAG